TTTAGTGGGAAAGGAACTGTGATTGCATCTACAATTAAAAAAATATATGAAGAGAAAGGTAACTCAATTGAAGCATGGGGAGACGGTTCACCTATTAGAGATTTTGTATATGCTGGAGATGTAGCAAATGCAGTATTAGATTTGTATAAAAGAAGATTACATACTACTATTAATTTTGGTGCAGGTGAAGAAATTACTATTAAACAAATGATAGAATCTTTAATTAAAATTAGTGGAAAGGATTTAACTATTAATTGGAATACATCTAAACCAAATGGTGATTTGAGAAGACAGATGGATACAACTAAGCAAGAGCAAATTGGGTTGTTACCAGAATTAGGATTCGAAAAAGCATTACAAAAAACTTACGAATACTATGTCTCACATAATTTGTAGTGGTTGTTCATTTACTAATTTTCATGCCACATTAGATAAGAAAAGTAATTTTTGGCCTGAATATTTAGAAGAATATCATAATGTATATAACATAGGTTCTCCTACAAATGATATTAAAACTACTGTAAGAAGTTTAATATGGAAAGCTAATGAATTATTAGAAAAGGGAATTAATGATATCACATTAATGGCATGTTGGACTTTCTTAAATAGAGATTCCATATACATACCTAGAATTCCAACTTCAATAATTCATAAAACCGATTATACCCATACTGATTTTCAAAATGGATTTTATGCATTAAGTGGTAATTTCTTTTATAATTGGATGGGCGAAACCGAAGATTTCGAAAAAGAAAAAAATTATTTTAGTTCAAAAGTTAAATGGGTTAAAACAAATGAAGAAGATGTTCTTTCATTTTTGGAATGGTTTTATTATTTAATTTCATTTTGTGAATCTAAAAAATTGAAGCTTAAAACATTTTTTATTAAAGATATGTTATCTGTTAATGAATATGTATTTGATGGACAGATTGAGAATAATGAAGTTTTGAACGAACCATTGAGATTCGATGAAGTAGAACCAATTTTAAAAGATTTATATTCAGCTAAAAATTTTAATAAAAAGGGATTGGATAAAAAATTTGAAGATAACCTTTATATTAAAAGATTTTATAATTTAATCGATTGGGAAAAATATTGTTGGTTTTATAAAAATGATTACGGGCAATATGGAGGAGTATATGAATGGATATATGATAATATAAAAGAAGATAGATGGGTTGAAGGTAACAATTTAGTTGCCGGTCATCCATCTCCAAATACTTGGAAAAAATTTGTTAATGATATTTTATTAAAAGAAGTTATATGAAAAAAGATAGTAAAATCCTAATATTAGGTGCTACCGGTTTTGTTGGTAGAAATTTAGCGGAAAGATTGTATAATGAAGGTTATACCAATCTTCGTAATCATGGATTCAATAGAAAATTAGAAGGTTTCGGCGAATCAGTTCAAGGAGATTTAAGAGATGAAAATTTTGTTAATCAAATTATGGAGGGGGTTGATGTGGTATTCCATTGTGCAGCCTCAACTTCTAACGCAGTTGATACAATTTATGCTCCTTTACTTCATGTTACTCCTAATGTGATAATAAATGCATTAACATTAGAGAAAGCATATAAAAACAATATTAAAAAATTCATATTTTTATCATCTTCTACAATTTATCCAGAAAGTGGAGAAAGGGCAGTATTAGAAACTGATAACATATATGAATCAATATATAAAACATATTATCCGGTAGGTTGGATGAAGAGATATGCGGAGGTATTATGTAAGATGTATTCTGAAATTCTTATCAATCCAATGCAGACGGTAATTGTTAGACCTGCAAATCTTTATGGGCCGCATGATAAATACGATTTAGATAAATGTCATGTTACTCCCGCTTCGGTTATTAAAGTTGCAACTAGATTAGACCCGATTCCTGTATGGGGAGATGGAACTGAAATCAGAGATCTTCTTTATGTAGAAGATTTTGTAGAAGCATTACAAATCATAATGGAAAAAGAAGAGGGACATGAAATTTATAATGTAGGTTCTAATTGCGGATATTCGGTTAATCATGTAATAGATGTATTGAAAGAAATAGAAGGTTTAGAATCTCCTATTGATTATGTGAATAATAAAGCACCTATGATTCCAACTCGTTTAATCGATTCATTTAAAATTTATGATAAATTAGGATGGACTGCTAAAACCACAATCTATGAAGGATTGGAAAAAACTTTAAATTGGTATAAGAGTGTTTATCTCAACAAATAAAAAATATATTCTTTGTAGTGGTTGTTCATTTACAAATTTAAGACCATTAAACCATCTTAAAAAAGACCTTTATAATGTAGAGGGATTGCAGTGGCCAGAATGGTTGCAAAAGATGTTGGGAGATGATTACATCGTCTTAAATTTAGGCAACCCTACAAACGATAATAACACCATTAAACGCACGATTTTATATTGGATTGAATATGTTAAAAAAAATGGTGGAGTTATTGATAAAGTATTTGTTCAATGGACTCAACCATATAGAAATTCATTTTTAATCAAAGATTATAATGGAGAATTAGAAATAGGTTCACATACAAATAATTACTTACCAACTCCTTCAGATTATAAGAAGGAATTTTGGTTTTTAACGGGTGGTTATTATGAAGTTAATAATTCGAAATATATTGGAATTGATAATATTTTGAAAACTCTACACACTAAATTAAGTAAACAACATTCATATTCATTTGTCGAAACTGTTGTAGACCTTTCAAATTATTTGGATACCGAAAATATCGATTACACTTATTTTACAATAAAAGATATTTTTTATGAACCAGAATTTTATACAAAAAATGTATATGAAGGTGAAATTTGGTTAAATGAAGATTTAGATTATTATTATAATCAAAGTGAGTATTTTTCAATTTATTTGGATAAAATTCCTTTTGATAAATTTTGGTTCTATGAAACCGAAGGGCTAAAAAAAGGTGGATTGTACGAATACTCTGTAAAAAAACAAAAAGAATTAGATGGTTATACTGGATTAAAAAAAGTTTTGTTTAGTGAAAATTTAGATGGAAACTTTGATTGGTATGGTCATCCATCATCTATAATGAATAAAAAATTTGTAAACGAAGAATTAATAAAATATATTATATGAGTTCACCTGAATATACTCCTTATAAGGATACTTTATCTAAAATGATGGAAGAGTTGGCTAAAAAAGAAAATATAGTTTTTATCGGCCAACAAATTGTTTATAGAGGAAATCCTATGAGTACTACATTAGATAATGTAGATAAAAATTTAATGATTGAATTGCCCGTAATGGAAGAAACTCAAATGGGAATGAGTTTAGGGTTGGCAATGGCAGGAAAATTAGTTGTAACGTTTTATCCTCGTTGGGATTTTATTATATCAGCTACCAATCAAATGGTTAATCATTTGGATAAATATGAAATGATGACAGGTGTTAAACCCCATGTCTTAATTAGGTTAGGCAAAGGTTCTGATAAACCATTGGATCCAGGACATCAACATAAGGGTAACTATTTGGAAGAATTTAAAAGTATTTGTAAAAATATAGAATTTCACGATTTAAAATCTTGGCAAGATATTGAACTATCATACAAATATGCTATGAATAATAAAGGTGTACATTGTTTAGTTGAGTATCCTGAATTATATTATGGAGCTTAATTTATTATACGAAAATAAAGTTAATAATTTAATTTTACCAAACTGTCAACCAAAAAATGTTTTAGATTTTTCCATAAATTGGTTATTAGAAAATAATTCTAGTGATATGGGGCATTTAATAAAAGCCCTTTTTAATAATTTTGGAAATGAAATAAGTGTTTTATGGAATGGATTGGGATTTCAAACTTTGCCTCAAGATGGATTTGATTCTAAAACAAAATTGACTGTAAATAGAGTATCTATTGATGAGGCGATAAGCCGTAAAAACGAATTTAAATCAAAAAAGACTTTTTTTGTAATAGAACCTTTTGGTCATATTGATTTTTTTAAAAATAATATTAAAGATATCGATAAGAATTTATTTGAGAGGTTGAAAGAAATTGATACTACAATCGTAATAAATTATTCACATGAAGGTCATTTAAATGAATATTTTGTTGAAGAAATTCTAAAAAATATATCTTATAAGAAAATAATTTTTTTATATAATGATTATTTAAATGATTTTTCAAAATATAAATCCAAAAATGTTTCTTTTATAAGAGTTAATTATTATTTAAACAGAAGTAGTCGTTACTTTCAATATAACTTAAAAGTAAATAACATTTCAGAAATATTAAACTATCAAGAAAAGAAATATCATTTTTTAAGTTTTAATCAATATCCACATCATCATAGAGTTAAAATAATTTCAGAAATACATAAAAATAATATTATTGATAAATTTTTAATTTCTTATAATCCTAAGTTTTATGAAACGTTGGGAAATGTAAAATATGATTATGAAAATCAATTAAAGGATTTAGGATACTTTGAAGACTATAAATTATTTACATCATTATCTGAAAAAAAAGTAGATTTTGAAACCAATTTTAGAATAAGTGGATATGGGTATGAAGATGTTCAACCTTATAGAGAAAGTATAATTAGTTTAATTAGTGATACAATATTCTTTAAACCTCAGGGGTTTATTTCTGAAAAGGTATTTAAACCTATTATGTATTTACAACCTTTTCTAATAGTTGGGCCTCCGTATTATCTTAGAGAGATTCGTAATATGGGATTCAAAACATTTGATGGGTTTATAGATGAGAGTTATGATGTGGAGTTAGATGATAAAATTAGACTAGAAAAAATCATTTCTGAATTAATAAGAATATCAAATTTACCAATCGAATTATTGAAACTTAAATTAAAAGAATTTGAGAATGTTTTAATATATAATCAAATGAAATTATTATCGTTTGACTATCAAAAAAGTGAAATTGATTCTGTAAAAAATATTATAAAAGAAGGGTATGAACATCGCAAAAATTTATTGTAATGGCTGTTCACATAGTGCAGGAGGAGGTTTAGAAGTTAATAGAACTTTAAAAAATAAATTAAATATAGTTGATTATTATTCTTCAAAATATAATGTTCATTGGCAAAATGTAAATGAGATATTATATAGTACTATAATATCAAACAAACTAAATATAGAATCTGTAAACGAAGCTACTAGCGGAGGTGGGAGTGAAAGAGTATTAAGAATGGCTTATGATTTCGTAAAATCAAATTGGAAAAATAAAGAGGAACTATTTTTAATATTAGAATTACCATCATTGGGTAGATTAGATTTATATTCAACTAAATTAAATGATTATATAATTGCTAATTTACATTTTAAAGATAATGATTATTCCAATAATTCAATTAGTGGATTATATGGAACTAGAGGTTATTATAAAGAAGAATATGGAGAAGATAATTTAAAAGTACATTCTGCTTTAAAATCATATTATGATAATTTTTTCTCTAAGAAATCTTATTTTTTAAATTTAGCAAGGCAAACTAATACATTTTTTGGATATCTTAAATCCAATAAAATAAAATATATATTCTTCGGAGGAGAACTTTTACCTGGAATCGATAGTGAATATAGAAAGTATAATTCTTTAAAATTAAAACTAGAAAATAAAACAATAGAAGATTTTCATCAGTTTGCAGTTGAAACCAATTCCACTGTTGCTGAAGAATGTGATTTTTTAACGGATGATTTACATCCTGGTTATTTTTCACATAAAAACTTTGGAAACTTACTTTCCGATTATATTATTGAAAATTATGATAATCTTTGATATTTATTAAGGTATGATGAACATTTTGACTAAATTTTTGGTAGAAACCCTATTAGGAGAAGAAATCTCTGATAAAATAGTTGTATATAGTGGAAGATTCCAACCTTTTCATAAGGGACATTTTGCTACTTATCAATCACTTGTAAAAAAGTTTGGTAAGGATAATGTTTATATAGGAACTTCTAATAAAACTGATAACCAAAAATCGCCATTTGGATTCAAAGAAAAGAAATATATAATCAATAAAATGTTTGGTATTCCTACCAATAAGATTATTCAGATTAAGAATCCATATGCACCGGTTGAGATTTTAGATAAGTTTGATTCTAAAACTACTGCTTTTATAACTGCGGTTGGTGAAAAGGATGAAATGAGATTGAGTGGGAAATATTTTGAAAAATATAAAGATAATATCGATTTCAAAGGATATATGGATAAGGGATATGTTTATATATCACCATCTCAGCCCAATGCAATAAGTGGAACTGATGTAAGAAATTGGTTAGGTAAAGGAAGTGAAGAAGATAGAAAAAAAGGGTTTATGAAAGCATACCCTAAATTTGATGAAAAGATTTTTAAATTAATTACACTTACCTTAAATAAGATTACAAAAGAAAGTTTAGTTGAAACAAGTTTGGGGGGATATGCAGCAGATGAAGGCGAGCCAGCACCTATGTATATTCCAGACGGTCAAAAGAGAATATTAAATAAACAAAAACCTGAGCCGTGGTTTAAACAATTGGGATATACTCAAATGGATAAACCTAAAGCTGATAATATGAGAGGTAAGGGTAAATCAAAGGATACTGATTCTCAATTTAGAAAGGTTTACTATAAAGTTTCTAATATAAATGTAAGTGATTTGAAGCCTGTTGAAAAACCAAAGGGTGTAGCGGGTTGGAAAAAAATTAAAGAAGATGTTATAGCTGGCGGATTATCGAAGGAAAAATCTCTTTCAGAATTTGCTACAAAATATAATGTATCGGTTGATGAAATAAAGAATAAAATCAAAGAAGGTGCAAAGGTAGAATTAGAACATACAACTGATAAAAGAATTGCAGTTGAAATTGCTAAAGACCATATATGGGAAGATTTAAACTATTATGCTAAATTATCTAAAATAGAAATAGTAGAAATCACTGCATGGGATGCATTTCCTCATGATGGTAATACTACAACTGGATATATTTGGAATTCCGATTGGGATGATTATGATAATCAAGATTATTATTTATATGGATTAGAAGGGTGGAATTTATATGATAGTGAACCATCCAAAAATTTCAGAAATATGTTTAAGGGAGTTACTCTTCCAATAGATAATCATAGTAATGAAAATGGTAATTATATTGGAGATGAACATTCTTACATAACACCTGAAGAATTTTTCGGATTGGATGAAGCATATACTAAGGGACAGTTATTTGCTGGAAAAATTAAAATAGGAGGTCATCCTGTTGATGTAGAAGTTGAATTAGTTGGTGCGGATAATAAAATAAATGCTTTCTTAACAAAGGTAATCCATATTGATAGTAAATATTTTAAGCAAGTTCCTATTGGTTCTATGTTACCTGTTCCAGCAAGAATATTCAGAACACCTGGTGGAGGTTGGAGAAAAATAAAAACCCCATCAGCATTTGAAGCAATTAGAACAACAAATCATATACCCGATGATAAGGATGGTGCTGAAAATGACTTTAATCATCATCATAAAACATCCACATATACTCCTGATTATGGGCATCCAGCTGAATTAGATACTATTGATTTTGATGATAAACGAAAAAAACAACCTGGACATCAAACCAATACAAAAGATGGAGAAGTTAGAGGATATGAACCTGTTAAAGAATCCTTAAACGAAGTTAAATGGGAAGAAAGTACATATGAAAAATGTATGTTGGGAAAAATACCGTTATCTCTTCAAATTGTTAAACAATTGGTTGATCCAATAAAAACAACTTCAATGCATGTAACCGATGTTGAAAACTTACCAAAAGTTGCGGCATTGCAAGGAAAACAAAAATCAATCTCTACGTTTAATAAAATTAGTAAGTATGGGCCAATTGCTCAAGGTAAAGGGTTGCATACAAAAGGTGGTATAATTGTAGTATTATCCGGTACTGTCTTAGCACAAAGTATAATGGATTTATGGACTGAGCCTGATAAAAGAGGTTTAAGATGGGTAAATCCTGGAACTGTTATAGCAGATTTAGGAAGAGAAACGGATGTGGTATTTAACTTTGCTCCGGAATTGAAACCATATAAGGAAGAGTGGAAGAAAAATATGTATGCTAAACCGGCTACGAATCAAGAAAAGTATGAATTCATACAAAAGTATATTGCAGCTGCATACAAATATATGTTGAGTAAGAAAAAACAATTTCAGGATAAGTATCTAAATTCAAATCATTTATATTATGATTCTGAATGGAATGAGGTTGTGTTAAATCAAATTAAGATTGAAAAAATATTGGCTATTCCTGCTCATTGGGATACATCTACAATAGAGGAAAATGAAACAATATTAAAACAACTTAAACAAACGTATAAAAATGTAGAGGTTGCAAAAACCATTAGTGATGTTCAAACTTTCATTAGAAATAATGGTGGTATGATAAGGGAATCGGTGAACGAATCTCTATTGATGGAAGGTGGTGCATATGGACATATGAATCATCCTTTTGATATTCAAATGAATCTTACATTCGGAGATTTAAAACGAATTGTAAAGCAGGCATTGAGTGGTAAGTTAGAATTGGCAAGAGAAAAAACTGATGGACAGGCATTGGCAGTTAGTTGGGTAAATGGTAGATTGGTTGCCGCTCGTAATAAATCACATCTTAAAAATAAAGGTAAGGATGCGATGGGAGTACAAGATGTAATTAGTAAATTTGCCGGAAGAGGTTCGGTATCGGATGCATTTAGTTTTGCAATTAAAGATTTGGAATCTGCAATTAAAGGATTATCTGAAACGAGTAAAAAGAAGATATTCAAAGATGGTAAATGTTTTATGAACTGTGAAATCATTTATCCAGAAAATACGAATGTAATACCATATGGTCAATCTCTTTTAGTATTTCATGGAACAATGGAATATAATGATGAGGGAAATGCGATAGGAGAAAATCCAGAATCAGGAGCTCAATTGGCTGCTATGGTTAAAAAGGTAAATGCAGATGTTCAATCTAAATTTACTATACAAGGGCCACCTGTTCAAAAACTTCCTAATAATAAAGATTTGAAAGCGAAGCAACCTATATTCTTATCTAAAATCCAGGCATTACAATCTGAATTTGGATTAAGCGATAAGAGTGGTGTGGCTGATTATCATCAGGCTTGGTGGTTAGATTTTATTAATAAAAACACCAAAGGCTTAGATGAACAACAAAAGATTGGATTGGTTAAGAGATGGGCATTTGGTGATAAAGGATTCCGAATCAAAGATATTAAAGATGATAAGAATAGAGTGTGGGCTGAAAAAATTGAAAAACAGGATCAACAAAAGATAACAAAAGATAATCTTCTTAAATTTGAAACTATATTCTTAGGAGTTGGTGCAGAAGTATTATCATTTATGACATCGGTATTAACTGTTAATCCGGAAGCGGCTAAACAACAAATGGTAGGTAGATTAGAAACTGCTATTAATTCCATCAAAGCTACGGGTGATGCTAAGAATTTGGATAAACTTAATATTGAGTTGGCTAGAATTGAAGCGTTAGGTGGATTTGATAAGATAGTTCCAAATGAAGGAATTGTATTTAATTATAAAGGAAATACTTTCAAACTAACAGGAGCATTTGCACCTCTAAACCAAATTTTAGGAATCTTTACATTCAGTAGATAATGGAGTTATTTAAATCTAAATTAACATTTGATAGTAACGAAATGATAGACGAAATAAATCGTTACTATGATACCTCATCTGTATCAAATGATAATCTTAAAATGGAAAGTTTTAATACTGATATTAGTAGATTCGGAAGATTAAAATACTTTCATGAAAACGTTTTACCTATATTTGATGGAGTTGAGTTTGATAACATTTTTCTTTTCTTCGCGCAACCTGATGGGAGACTTTTTTGGCATAAGGATGGTGGGCATGAATATAGAAGATTTATAATGCCAGTTGTATCAAATGAAAATTGTATAAATCATTTTAAATTAAATGATATAGAATACCAAATGAGATTTACCGATGGAGTGGTTCATTGGTTTGATTCTCAAAGAATAGAACATACTATTATCAATGGAGGTAATACTACAAGAGTTGCATTTTTATTTGATGTAAAATATGAAGAAGTTAAATTCCAAAATATTTTAAAAAATAGTTTTGATAAACATATAGTTTTTGAATGATTGTTTTTAAATAAAATATTTATATAAGAATTTACCGATATGCAACAACTTTTTGACAAAATTATTTTAGGAGAATGTATTATAGTATCCAAAGAAATTGGAGATAAATACATACTTGCCAAAAATAGAGATAGAGCTTATAACCCAAAGTTAGAAGTAATCCATACACTAATCGATGGAGTTGAAGTTGTTTATTTACATGATATTGTAACCGATTGGAGTGAGGGTATGAATGAGCATGGAATTGGCATTGTTAATACTGCTCTTATGGTTGGATATGATGAAGAAGAAAAAAAGATAGTAAAGAAAAAAGGAAAACCATCTAAAGATGGTATAAAAATAAGAAAAGCATTGGGCTCTTCTAATTTAAAAGAAGCAATTAGATATGCGGTTCAATACGAAGGTGGTATTAAAGGGCATACATTAGTTAGTTCTCCTAAAACTACAATTTCGATAGAAACAACTTCGAAGCATACTCCAAAAATTAATTTAGTTAATAGAGAACATCCATTAGTTAGAACTAATCATGGACACTTTTATACTGATGCTGGATACACAAATGGTCCAGACTATAAAAGTTCTATTATAAGAAAGATAAGTGCTGAAAAACAAATGGATAAAGCTGATGATTGGAATTTAATAGCTCCATTGATGAGAACTAATTTTTACAAAGATAATTCTCCATTGAATATGAAACGAGATACTACAAAAATGAGTACATCATCTCAATTGGTATTGAATTTGACTGATAAAATTTTTCAATTATCTTATTTTGAAAACAAAGTTGAATCATTTGAAGGTATTAAGGTAGATTTACCAGAAGGATATACTCCAAAAATTAAGATAGAGGTTAAAAAATTATCTTAATCTCATTTTTTTCAATATATATACATATATAAAAAGGTTATGGCTAAAAAAGAATTCAAAAAAAATCTAATGCATAAAACCCGCCGAGAATTGGTGGATTTTGTATTTAGAGGAGAAGACCCATCAAAATCGTTTGGATATGAAAAATCAAATCCAAATATTAAAAGAGAGATAGGAGATAAATGGGAAGATGAATATTATCAATATGAACAAAAAGAAGGGTTCGTATTAAAAACTGGAAAAAATCACGAAGCATTCCAATCAGCAAGAGAATTTTTAAGAGAGAAAGAAAATTGTTCAAATCCATCATGTCAAAAACAAACTTATGGGGCAAATGATAAAATTCTTATAAAAGAATCTGGATATTGTATTGATTGTAATGTGGAGATGGATTCAGAGGCTAATAGGTTAGAGATTTTTGAAGAATATAAAAACTTTAGGTTATTTAGAAGAGCTATTGCAAAAGCATCGGAAGCTAGAAAACAAATAGAAGATGGTATTAAAGAATTAAGACCATACTATGAACAAGTTTTGGAAGATGGTAGAATTGAAGTTTGGCATTTGCCAAAACCGATGGATGAAATGAAAGCGGATATGGAATTGGAAATAGCTAATATAGATAAAGGATTAAAAGAATTAGAAGAGGATATAGTTATTTATGAAACTAAATTAAAAGATTTAGACAATCCAATTCTAAATAGATTATTTGATGCAAGATAAAGGATTATCACTTAAGGATGTAATCAAAGAAGAGTATAAAAAATGTGCCGCAGATCCGGTATATTTTATGCGTAAGTATTGTAAGATACAACACCCAACAAAGGGAAAATTACGTTTTGAATTATTTCCATATCAAGAAAAAACTTTAATACAATTTAAAGAGAACCGATATAATTTGGTTCTAAAATCACGCCAAACTGGTATCTCCACATTAACCGCAGGTTATTCTTTGTGGAAAATGATATTCAATCAGGATTATAACGTACTTGTAATTGCTATTAAGCAAGAGGTTGCTAAAAACTTAGTAACTAAGGTTAGGGTTATGTATGATAACTTACCTAGTTGGTTAAAGGTAGCATCTGCGGAAGATAACAAACTTTCACTTCGTTTAGTAAATGGTTCTCAAGTTAAAGCGATTCCATCTTCACCTGATGCAGGTCGTTCTGAAGCATTATCACTTTTAGTAGTCGATGAAGCGGCATTCGTTCCTGATATTGTGGAAATTTGGGCATCTGCTACTCCTGCCCTATCAACGGGTGGAGCTTGTATTGCACTTTCTACTCCTAATGGCGTGGGTAACTGGTTTCATCAACAATGGGTTGGTGCAGAAGAAGGAACAAATGAATTCAATCCAATTTATCTACACTGGACAGTTCATCCAGAAAGAGACCAAAGATGGAGAGATGAACAAACAAAAGTATTAGGAGAAAAGTTGGCGGCACAGGAGTGTGATTGTGACTTTATTTCTTCCGGTGATACCGTTATTGCACCGGAACTATTAATGTGGTATAAGGAAACATTTGTTAAAGAACCAATAGAAAAGAGTGGGTTTGATGGAAACTATTGGAAATGGGAATATCCTGATTACCAAAAATCCTATATGGTTGTAGCCGACGTTGCCAGAGGCGATGGTTCGGATTATTCTGCCTTTCATGTTTTTGATGTAGTTAATAATGTGCAGGTAGCGGAATATAGAGGTAAAATGGAAACTAAAGATTATGGTAATTTTTTAGTCAGTGTGGCTACCGATTGGAATAATGCACTTTTAGTAATAGAAAATGCTAATATTGGTTGGGCGGTAATTCAACAAGTTATTGATAGAAATTATCAAAACCTTTATTATCAAACACAAGATTACAAATATATTGATATTGAAAAACAATATACAAATAAATTTAATGCGGAAGAAAGAAGACAAGTAGCTGGTTTCACAACATCTGCTAAAACTAGACCTCTTATCATATCCAAATTGGATGAATATTTCAGAAATAAAGAGGTTGTGGTTCAGTCCTTAAGATTAATTGATGAGTTGTTTACATTCATATGGTTGACTAATAGAGCTGAAGCTATGAGAGGTTATAATGATGACTTGGTGATGGCATTCTCTATTGGATTATGGGTAAGAGATACGGCATTAAGATTACGACAAGAAAGAATGGATTTGGCAAAAGTAGCTATCGATTCCATATCAACAACAGGTTTTTCTATGGGTTCTGCAAACGAAAGAATGAGAAGTAATCCATATGAAATGAATATTGGTGATGGAAATGAAGATATAAGATGGTTACTCTAATATTTATATGTATGAAAATCTTAGTAGAAAATATTGAAACAGTAAATGAAGGATTAAGATACCATCAAAATATGGGTACACCACTTCACGAATCGATTTATAGATATGGCTCGGTTAAATATTTTGAAATGTTTAGAAGTGCCAGAGAACTATATAATGAGAATAAATTAGTTTTAGAAAACGCACAAGATAAGTGGTTTGTAAAAGAAACTGATTTAGGAGAGAAGGGTATTTATGAAGGAACTGAAGTGTGGTTGGATTTTCCTATTTTGGAAGCAGAGCATGATGGAAAAGAGGTTGAATTAAATAAACCTAAAAAAGGTGGGCCAAAAAAATTCTATGTCTATGTAAAAGATGGGGATAGTGTTAAAAAGGTAACTTGGGGAGATACAACTGGGTTGAAAGTTAAGATTAATAGTTTAGATGCGAGTAAAGCATTTGCAGCTAGGCATAATTGTGATACCGAAAAAGATAAAACCTCCGCAAGATGGTGGGCTTGTAACTTACCAAAGTATGCTAAACAATTAGGTTTATCCGAACCGGCTTATAGGTATTGGTAAAAATAATTGGAAATTTAAATAATTATTCATACATTTATGGTTAAGGCGTATTATGATGTATCGATTGATAATAAAAAGCGATATAGATTATTTGAAGGAGGATTAGATGAAAGAGAGTTATTGTGGCATCAGGATGAGTGGGACAGAAAAATTTTGGTTTTGGGAGGAAAAGATTGGAAAATTCAAATGGATGATGAACTACCAATTACTTTAGTTGAAGGATTGGAAATTGAAATAAAAAATCATAAGTTTCATAGAGTAATTAAAGGTAATGGTAATTTGATTATCAGAATTATTGAAATAAATAAAAATTAAAATGGCAGAAAACAATAATAATTCGTTTTTCGAAAGAATGAGAAAATTGTTCTCTACTAACGTTATTGTTAGAAGAGAAGATGGAAAAACGAAGGTTGTAGATATTGAGCAAAGTCAATCTCAATCTAACCTTAAAAGTATTAAGGATAGATTCTACAAACTACAAAGTGGGTATCAATACAATGCCTTACAAACTCAACTTTCTTATCAAACAATTAGAAGAGAGTTATTTTTAGATTATGATGCGATGGACCAGGATCCAATTATTGCATCAGCATTAGACATTTATGCAGATGAGTGTACTACAAAAAATGAGTTTGGTGATGTATTAACAATTAAAACTTCTAATCAAAACGTTAAAGAAGTTTTACATAATCTTTTCTACGATATAATGAACATTGAGTTCAATTTATGGCCGTGGGTAAGAAATTTGGCTAAATATGGTGACCAATTTTTGGTTTTGGAGATAGTAGAAGGAGAAGGAGTTGTAAACATATTCCCACAATCAGTATATCATACTCAAAGAACCGAAAATCCTCATGATCCATCTAGAATTAATAGACATGAAACGGGTATTAAGTTTACCGTTGATCCCGATTACTTAGGTAAAAAGGAATATGATAATTTTGAAATGGCTCACTTCCGTTTGTATTCTGATACCAACTATTTACCTTATGGTAAATCTATGATTGAAAATGGTAGAAGATTATGGAAGCAAATTACCTTAATGGAAGATGCGATGATGATTCATCGTATTATGAGAGCACCTGAAAAGAGAATATTCAAAATTGATATAGGTAATATCCCTCCTCAAGAAGTGGATAACTATATGCAGAAAATTATTAATAAGATTAAGAAAACTCCATTCCAGGATCAAAAGACTGGAGATTATAATCTTAAGTACAATATGATGAACATCACCGAAGATTTCTTTATGCCGGTGAGAGGTGGAGATAGTGGAACACAAATAGATACATTAAGCGGATTACAATATTCTGCAATAGAAGATATTGATTACTTAAAAGCTAAATTATTTGCCGCTTTAAAAATACCTAAAGCGTTCTTAGGATATGAAGAGGATATCAATGGTAAAGCTACTTTAGCAGCAGAAGATATTCGTTTTGCTAGAACAATTGAAAGAATTCAAAGAGTAGTTGTATCCGAATTAACACAAGTTGCTATTGCACACTTAATTGCTAATGGATTTGAAGGAACTGATGTGGTTGATTTTTCATTGGAATTAACTAATCCATCTACTATTTATGAACAGGAGAAGATTAATCTTTGGGCTGAAAAGGTAAGATTGGCAACGGATATGAAAGCATTGAAAATGATTTCAAACGATTGGATATATAAAAATATATTCAAACTTTCTGATGATGAAATTGCTGAAAATAAAGAAGATGTTGTAACCGATACATTTGATTTAAATAGATTAACTAAAATTGAAACCGAAGGTGTTGATCCTTATGAAGAACAACCCGAACAACCATCCGAAGAACAACCAATGGGAGAAACCCCTACTGAAGAGCAACCAACTGAAGGTGAACCGGTTGTAAAGGATAAGGCTGATACAAGTGCTGAAAATGGAAAAGAAGGTGGTAGACCTCAAATGACCGGTGATAATGGAACTGATGAAAATGCTTTCGGAAGAGACCCATTAGGCAAAGATGATATTACTCGTAACTTTGGAAGAGAGACCAGAAAAGAGAGATTAGTATCTAAATTAAAGGATGTTTCCGAAAAAGAGAAGTTTTTTAAAGATGCCGTAAGAAAAAGAATCCAGGCTCGTTATGATAAAAATAATGGTAAAAAGGTAATTAATGAAGAAACCAATACACAAAATGATGATACTGGTTCTTTATTAGATGATAAAAATATATTGACTGATATATAAATTTTAGGTAATCTAAAGTTATTTAATATTTATATTATGTAAATATTTACATATATAATTGTAAAACAGACGTTTGTAATGAAAGTTAAACACTCAAAGTTTAAAAATACAGCTATTTTATTTGAATTGTTGGTTAAACAAATCACACAAGAGGTATTATCCAACACAAATAAAAACCTGTCAGAAAAAATTATTAAAGAATTCTTTAATTCTAAAAAAGAATTGGCAAAAGAATTGAAATTGTATAATTGGATTACTAAGGAAAAATTTTCAAATAGTGATGATGCTAAATTATTCTTATCTGAAGTAGTTGAAGAAAGAAGAAAATTAGATGAATCTAAACTTGCAAAAGAAAAATATAACCTTATTAAAACAATTAAGGAAACTTATGAATTAGAGAAGTTTCTTTCTTCGAACTTACAAAACTATAAATTGTTGGCTTCGATATACAAAGTGTTTGAAAGTAAAACGCAAGGTAGAAAGGTTGAGATTAGAGATTTTATTGATTCTAATAATACTATTTTAGAGCATATAACTGCAAAGAAACCTTCTACAAAACCTCAAGATAAATTATATGAGGAATTCAAAAAACAATCCGAAGATTTAAGATTATTAACTTATAAGTTATTAATTGAAAATTTTAATTCAAAATATTCAAATTTAGATGATTCTCAAAAAGGTCTTTTAAGAGAATTTATCAATAATGTTTCTAATACTTCTACATTTTCAAAATTTATTAATGAAGAAACTAAAAAAGTTTTAAGTTCATTAATATCAGAATCAAAGGATATAACTGATAAGGTAACTAAAATCAAAATATCTGAAATGATTAAGTTATTTAAATCTGATAACTTTTTGAAAGAAAATAGTGAGAAGCAAGTTTCAGTTTTAATGCTTACATATGAATTATTAAAGGAAATTAGAAATGTCAAATCAACTAGAAGCATTAA